AGGCGATAGGTATGGAAAGAGTAACTGTAGACGGCCTTGCTGATGCTGTCATGAAAGGCTTAGAGGAATATGCCGAGCTGGCAACGGATGATATGAAGGAATCCGTCAAGAACGCAGGCAAACTCTGCAAAGAGCAGGTTTCAGCCGGAGCACCGGTAAGGACCGGAAAATATGCAAAGAGCTGGAAGAGCAAAACCACATCGGAAAACGCCAATGCTATACAGGTAACGGTGTATTCCTCAAACCGCTATCAATTGGCCCATCTTCTGGAGCATGGTCATGCCAAGCGAGGCGGCGGGAGAGTAAGGGCAATTCCTCATATCGCACCTGCAGAGGAAGCGGCAGAGGAAAAGCTCTTAAAAGATATCGAAAAGGCACTGGGAGGTTAAGCCGTGGAATCAATTGTTGCATTATTAGTCGCCATGGGCATTCCCTATGCCTATGACCATTTTGCGGAAGGTGAGTCACCTGACCCGCCTTTCATCTGTTATCTCTGCCCGGAGAGCAACAACTTCTCTGCAGACGGCAGAGTGTACAAGAAAATAAATACAGTTCACATCGAGCTGTATACCGACTACAAGGACCCGGAAACGGAGCTAACGGTTGAAGATGTACTGGATGAAGCCGGTATTTTCTACAACAAGTCTGAAGTCTGGATAGACTCCGAAAAGCTCTATGAGGTCCTTTATTCATTTGAAATGGAGGTCAAAGAAAATGCCTAAAAACAAAGTGAAATATAACCTGAGAAACGTCCATTATGCGCTTCTCACCTTTAACGCACAGGGTAATCCTGTGTTCGGCACACCGGTGCATATCCCGGGTGCGGTATCCCTTTCTCTGGAAGCAAACGGTGAGCCGTCTATTTTCTACGCTGACGGTTACGCCTACTATACCGTGTCCAACAACCAGGGCTATGAAGGCGACCTTGAGATCGCCATGCTGCCTGATTCTTTCCGTACTGATGTGCTGAAGGAAACCATGGACAGCAACTCCGTCCTGATCGAGGATGCTACGGTGGAGACCGCTGCCTTTGCGCTTCTGTTTGAGTTTGACGGAGACCAGAAGAAGATCAGACACGTCATGTATAACTGTACGGCAACTCGTCCGACCATTGAGTCCGCGACCAACGAGGAAGAGATCGAAGTCAAGACCGAGACCCTGACCATCAAGGCATCGCCTCTTGAAGGCGGCTATGTTAAGGCGAGAACGTCCGATAATACTAATGCTACAGCCTATAACAACTGGTACTCCAGTGTATATATGCCGCAGAATGCGACTTTCGGTGTTTCTCCCTCGAGCATGATCCTGGGTCTTGAAGATAGCGGAACAGCGACTATTGCCGGTGCACTTGGTACTGTAACGGCGGCTGTCACGATTGAAGGTGAGACTACCGGCATGGTGCAGGCCGTTGTTTCCGGTTCGACACTTACGATTTCGACTACCGACCAGACCAGAGAAGCAGAGTATGTTGTCACACTGACCGACGGTGGCAGAACGACCGGAAATACTGCAACCGTTGAAGTGACAGTTGTTGATGAGGGGGAATAATAAATGGCAATCACAAAAAAGATAGAAATCGACGGCAAAGAGGTTCTCTTTAGAGCCTCTGCCGCCATTCCGAGACTTTACAGGATCAAGTTCAGAAGGGACATCTATAAGGACCTGGCTCAGCTCGAAAAAGCAGTGGATACCAGCACTGAGGACGGCTCCATGCTGGATACCTTCTCGCTGGAGCTTTTTGAGAACATCGCCTATATGATGGCCCGCCATGCAGATCCGAATATCCCGGATACACCGGAGGATTGGCTGGAGGATTTCAACACCTTCAGTATTTATCAGGTGCTTCCGCAGATTATCGAACTGTGGGGACTTAACGTGGAAACCGAGGTCAAGAACCGAAAAAACCTAGAAAAACTGAGCGGGAAATGACCACCCCGCTCTTTATGCTCCGATGTGTGCAGCTCGGGATCTCCATAAGAGATTTAGACCTGCTCACTATCGGAATGGTCACTGACATGTACACGGAAAGCAGTAATGATTCTGCGTCGGATTCCTATGCGACTCTGGCTTCGCAACACGACATGGATGTTTTTTGATGCAACTTATATGGGTGGTTATTTCAGAAATATGCGAGAAACTGAAATAACTACTCGTGTTTATTTGCGAAATTTCAACTTTTTCAGAAGGGAGGAGTAACCAAATGGCTGGAAGCCGAATCAAAGGCATTACCGTCGAAATCGGCGGCGATACCACTAAATTGCAGACTGCCCTAAAAGGCGTCAATAGTGAAATAAAAAATACCCAGGCACAGCTGAAGGATGTGGAGAAACTCCTCAAACTGGACCCTGGCAATACCGAGCTTTTAACGCAGAAACAGAAACTTTTAAAGGATGCCATTGCCGAAACCAAAGAGAAGCTAGCAACCCTTAAGACAGCGGCGGAGCAGGCCAACGAAGCCCTCGCACGGGGCGATATTTCCCAGGCCCAGTATGATGCCCTGCAAAGAGAAATCGCCGAAACAGAGGCCAAACTGAAGGACTTGGAGTCTCAGGCTTCAAAATCTGCCGTCGCATTGGAGAAAATTGCCGCAACGGGCACAAAACTTCAAGGCGTCGGTAATACCATCACCGGAGTCGGTAAATCCTTAGCTCCGCTTTCTGCTGCCGCTGCGGCTGTCGGCGTTGCAGGTGTAAAAGCCGCAACCGACTGGGAATCTGCTTTTGCCGGAGTTAAAAAGACCACGGATGCTACGGAGCAGGAGTATGAAGAACTGGCCGCAGGCATTCAGAAGATGGCAACGGAAACAGCATCCTCTGCTGAGGATATTGCGGCAGTTGCCGAAGCAGCCGGTCAGCTTGGTATCTCAAAAGAGCATTTGCTTGAGTTTACCAAAACGATGGTCATGCTGGGTGACTCAACGAACCTTTCAGCAGATGAAGCGGTAGTAGCACTTGCGCGTTTCTTAAATATTACCGGTGAATCGACCGGAAATGTAGACCGCCTGGGTGCCGCCATCGTTGACCTTGGTAACAACTTCGCTACTGATGAAGCATCTATCGTTGCCATGAGTACAAGGCTTGCTTCCGCAGGCACACTTGCCGGACTTACCTCAACCGACATCCTTGCACTTTCAACCGCCATGAGTTCTGTCGGCATTCAGGCTGAAGCCGGTGGAACTGCCATGACGCAGACCTTGACGGCAATTGAAAAAGCCGCATCTGATGCTGCTAATGGTTCAACAGCAGCGCTGGACAGAATCGCTTCCGTAGCAGGCATGTCTTCTGCGGAGTTCGCTTCTGCGTGGGAGAGAAGACCGATTGAAGCTCTGCAGGCGTTTATTGCAGGGCTTGGCTCTTTAGATGAGAAGGGCGAAAGCGCTACCTTGGTTCTGGATGAACTGGGGATGAGCGGTGTCCGTCAGTCCAATATGTTAAAGTCCCTGGCTCTGGCATCAGGTGTACTTTCGGATGCTATCGACACTTCAAGCACGGCCTATCAGAACAACACAGCTTTGACCGATGAGGCAAGTAAGAGATATCAGACCTTTGCTTCCCAGGTCAGCCAATTGAAGGAAGCCTTCAAAGCAGTAGCTGTGGATATCGGAAATATTCTGATTCCTATCCTCCGAAACCTGATGAGTGTCTTGCAGGTGGTTTTGAATTGGTGGAACAACCTGTCTGACGGCACAAAGAACTTCATTGTTCAGATTGGATCGCTTATTGCCATCCTGTCGCCGGTACTGATTATTGGAGGGAAGATTATCTCCGGTGTCGGTACGGTTATGACCATCCTGCCGAAGCTGGCGGGTATTGTAAAAACAGTGAAGACGGCATTCGGAGCGTTAAACGCTGTGCTTGCAGCAAATCCGATTATGCTTATTATTGCCGCTATTGCGGCACTTGTTGCTGCTTTTATCTACCTTTGGAACAACTGTGAAGAGTTCCGTCAGTTCTGGATTGATCTGTGGGAGAACATCAAAGCGGTTGTTGCTGCAGTGGGGGAATGGCTCTCACAGGCATGGCAGGCAATGGGTGAAGCAATCACCGTCGCATGGAATGCTATCTGTGAGTTCTTTACCGGTTTGTGGGAGAGCATCAAAAACATCTTCATGACCGTGGTGACAGCCATCTCCACGTTCCTTACAAACACATGGAATGCGATAAGCAATAC